GACATCTGCGAGCTTGACCTGGTACGCCATCCATTGATGGGCCTGAGTGTCCCCTCATACCAGCGCACTAGGTTTGCGTCATACCAGCGGCCTGCCGCCTGGTATTCAGTACCATTTCGGAAAACACCTGGGGGCAATTTGAGTGGTATGTACATGGCAGTATTTAGGTAATGTTTGAGACAAAGCTCATTGTGACAATGGCTGATGGGATTGCTGGTCTTGTTGGGCTTGTTCCAGCAGCATATTGCTCAATGGACACACCCGTGTCGGTTGGCCTCCACATTATCTCAACATAGTTGGTCGCATTTAAGCTGACAAAGTAGTTCATGGCAGCAATGATATGGAATGGGTCGCCAACACCCTTTCTGGGTGCAAAGCCAAATCTGCTGTTTGAGTTGGCCACATTTGTGCCATTGACCCGAAACCAGACATCCACATCCTGAGAAGAGTTTGTCGTGTTTGTAAACTGAATTGAAAACTGCAAGTTCCAGATTCCGGCATCGGCCACAGTAATCCGAGACCCACTGGCCAATGTCACACCATTGGAAAAGTCTGTCGTGTTAAATGTAACCGCATAGGCCGTTGTGGTGTTGGCAGCCACTTGATCGGTTGAGTCTTGAAATGCCCCATAAGACCCATTCATAAACCGACCGCCTCTTGGTCCAAACAGAGACCCCAGCACAAATGACAGTTTCTTGAAGTAAACAGTCAATGCACCATTGTTTTCGTTGAAATGCCTGCGCTCATACACCTCGGTCGGATAACCAAGGGTCGGTGGTGCTGGATTCTCAAGTTGTTGTGTTTGGCTGGCCATGGGGTAATTTTATGCCTCAATCAAGCAAAGCGCACTCAGCTTTTCTGCGCTTTAGTAAACCAGGCAAAACCTTTCCACCGCCCTTGGTCCACAGCATGAGTTGCTCTTTCGCGCCTTCCCAGTCACCGGCATTGATTTTTCGTTTTAATGTGGAGGTCTGGAGCCGGCCAGTGCCGAGGTTGTAGCAGAAGTCCACGATGGCATTGCACTTCTTTTCGTCTGTGGCAAGGATTGGGCAGTTCCTTAATGCACCAGGCAAGTAGGTATGCTCCAGCTCTATCATCAACAAAGCTCTAGCAGTTGGCTCATCCATTGGTGGGTCCTCCAATGTCACCTTGCGCTTGTCAGCGTAGTAGGTGGAGCCATAGCCAATGGTGGCCACGCCAGCAGGGCAAAGGTAGGGCTTGGCCCGATAGCCCTCAAACTGGCGGCAAAGGGCAGCAGCCAGCTCTAAGTTCATAATCCGCGCTTAGAAAGAGTTCTATCGAGAAACCAATAATTGATTGTCCCAGACAGCAATGCTGAAAAGTCTGGTGTCATCATGGTCTTGAACACCTCGACCGCTGGGGCGCCAGCAAGCCAAGCATTCCATGCAAACCAAACATGGATAAAGCTCCACACAAACAAAACCCAGTATGTGACCAGGGGCCGCACTGATGCCGACAGACTGGCCACCCAGCCACCGGCTGCTTTGACCATCTCGGCCTGCTGGGTGATGGCATTGTTAAAGGCATCCATCACGCCCACATCGACAGCTGCTTCACGTTGAGCGCCAATCTCAGCGAGCTTTTGTTGGCCCCTTAATTGTTCCAGTTCACACTGGCGAGAAAACATCAAGAGTTCATGCGCTCTTTCGTTTTTCTTATCAAGCCACTTCAAGACCTCTGGCGCCATCCTAAAGATGCCACCAAAGATCGACCCCAATATGCCGCCACTTAAAATATCAAACATAAAAATCCACCTTTCGATTCTGAAATATTTCCATGCGCAAGCGCTCTTGAACTACTTTTTTTGTGTAAATCTCAAACGCTAAGTCTTGCAGCTCTGTCTGTTTCTGCTTTGCTAATTCATTTGCCTTATTCATTTCATGCTGTTTTTCTAGCTTAACTTGAGCAAGGTCATGTTTGTCTGGATACCCAGAGGGCTGCACAGTGGGAAACAATTTGATCGTGTCAATCGTCATTTTTTCTCCCTCTCAAGTGCATCCTTGTACCCGTGAATTACTTTGGCTCTAATCCATGTTGAATCTGCTGACCCTGCCCATTCTGATAAGTTGTTCCAAATCACCACAAAATCTGAAGCCTTGCAGTGCTGTGCATTCTGGTCCAGCCACACCATCATCTCTTTGTGGCGCTGGGTTGGGTCGTGCGTTGTGTAACCAATTCCATAGAATTCTCTGACATAACACCCACTCTTTGCCACGGCCCCAACCAGCCCCAATAACAGTAACAGAACAAACCAGCGCATTCATTTCAATCTTCTGACATATCACTGGCAGCCAAGTTAATACGGGTCTTTAAGGCCGGAATATCCTCTGGCTTGTCTTTAAACCCAATGGCAATGTAGCCGGCAAACTTGCCAGGGTCCGGTGGGATTGAGCCTCTACACATGAATTTGACACCCTGCTTGATACCCCATTCACCGACCTTGCTTGACGGGTTGAATTCCTCGCACAGCACCTCGTTGTTCAGCATGGCCACCATGGCAGCGTTGCGGTCAGCGCTTGCGTTGAATAGGCTTGTGACAGTCCCCTCAATGGCTTTCTCTCTTGTGCCATCGGCATTGAGCGCCAGCACAGTGGTGCGGCTGTTTGTGGTCAAGTTGGCTTTGTGGATCAATAAAACAATTCCATCCACATCCTTCATCAGACTTCTGGCCGGAATGATCAATTGCTCTTGCTTGGCCAGCTGGGGCATCTTGTCTTGCGTTGTGATGGCCTGCAAGATCACTTGCCTTGAGTCCCAAGCAAAGTATCCGGCAAATGCCAGAAACGACAGCAAGATCACTGTGAAGAGCTTGAACGGGTTATCGACCCACTCGATCAGGCCAATGACCTTGCCCAAGGTTGAGTCGTCTTTTTTAGATTCTGGCTTTGGTGCAGCAGCTGGCGCGGCTAAAGTCACATTGACTTGACTGGCCGGTTGAGGCTTTGGCCTTGACCTTTTAACTGGTGCGACCTTGGCCGCTGCTCTTTTAACTGGTGCTTTTGTCATTTCATCGCCCAAATAATAATGAATGTGGACCAGACCACAAAGGCCGTGATGCAGGCCGCAGCAATGAGTGCCACGGCCCAATCTTTCACTTTAGGCTCGTAAAGATAATTCCGGCCATGCTGGTCAGCATGATGCCAGAGACCCCAAGCATGATGTTTTCTAGGCGTTTAATCCTGGCACACAGCATCTCATAACGCAGTGTGCAGACATCAATATGGGAGTTTAGTTGGGCTTGAGTCGGGTCCATTATGGTGACTCAGGCCATGTGATAGTCCAAGGGAATCCAGACTGGCTAGTCACATCACGCAAAGCCTGGCGATAAGTGGCCCAGGCTGCATCCAATGTTGTTGCAGTCTCAGCAGCCTTAATGACGCGCCAATCGCATTCGGCCAGCTTGGTGTCGCGTGTGGAGCGCACAGACTTGGCTTGGTCTGTATCTTTGGCAGCCTTATAAGCTGCTTCATTCTCAGCCGCTGTTTTAGCAGGGGTTTCGTCTGTGGCGGGTGTATCTGTAAAGACAGGGCCAAGCACATACTTTGTGTACCACTTACCATCTACTTGCTCGACACCAGAGGCTTGAGAGTATTGGTAAACAGTACCGCCAGTTGCTTGTGCGCCTTCAAAGACTACATCAGCACCCAAAGCTGTTAAGACTTCAGTTGTTGTTATGTCCCATGATGGGCCACCATTGGCTTTTGTGTATGCACGAAATTCACTTTCGTACATTACTGCGCCTGTTGATTGGATTCGTACTTGCATGATTTTTCCTTATGCGATAGCCAAGAAGATGAATGCGCCACCAGAAGCGTTGATGGCGGCTGGCGCAGTTGAACTAATCTCAAACCCTGCGCTGTATGTGTCAATGTAATCTGTGCTTGTAACCTCTGCAGCAGTTGAGTTTAATAAAAGATAGCTGTCATTACCAGACACAATACCTCGGGCTGTATCCCAAACATACCAATCACCAGTTGAATTAGTACGCTTGATAAGCACAAACCTTGCCCCTGCTGTAAAGCCACAATCAATTTGAAGTGTTGTTGCCGTGCCTGTGTATGAGCCTACTTTGGAGACGCCTGCACAAGTAGCAAATAGGTAGGCAACTTGTGTTCGCCCACTTCCGTTTACATCAGCGTCTGTAGCAACTGTAAAAACAGAAGCTGTTGGTGCTGTGTCGTTCCAGAAATCTGAATATGTGCCAGCAGCAGATGTTAAATCCAGACGCAAGTATTTTGTAGCACCAAGAGGAGCAGCATAAACTTCCCAGTTTGCAGCAGCACTACGAGAGCGAACAATCATTAACTCAGGCGCAACACCTAAGTTGTGATTGATAGTCCTTGCAACTCCTGTCCCTGTATAGCAAACAACATCAAAGAAGCTAGGCGCACGTTTAAACAAATAATTTATAAATGTGTTTGAACTTGCATTTGTAATTGTTGATGTTGTTCCAACCTTTACGCCATCCATTACATCCCAAGGGATGGCTTGCAGAATAGTTGTCCCTGCTGCAGTTTCTGATGTTGCTGCGTTGGATGATAAATAACCTGTGTTTGTTAGCCTAGATGACCAAAGCCAAACAGGAGTTGACTCTTTATTTTTAACAATTGCTAAGTCAGTCACACCAGCATTGCCTGTAACAGTAGCGTTTGCGCCAGTACCAGTTCTAGCGTTTAATCCAAACACACTAGTCCCACTTGTAGGCACTTTCATTGGGCCACGTCTAATCGCCACGTAAATATATGTGGAACTATTACTTATAGTTCCATTTACAGTAGTAAATCCAGTAGAGTTAATAGAAACTCCTGTGGCATTACCTTCTGCAATTGATGAACTAGGAATTAAATAACGTTCAGTGTTTGATGCCGTTAATCTTCGCATCGTATCAAACAGCCACCAATCTTCGGATATAGTGGAATTCTTTAGCAATAACCATTGAGGCTCAAAGCCTAAATTAACACTAGCAACTCCACTACCATCAGTCGTAAACGACCCGCACGAAATCACATTGTCTGTACCAGTCAGACCAAAGCCTCCTGCGTTGTGGGCAAATATGTATGCAACATACGTATTGGTATTAGCGTTTATGTCTTGATTATTACCAACTGTAAAAACCGTGCTAGTAGGCGCAACAGATATAACATTGTTACCAAACCAAGTTTCTTCTTGAGCAGTAGTAAAGGTGTCGCTTGTATTTAAAAAACCATGTCGTGTGTAGTCATATCTATGATAAACGGGCCAGCCTGTATTGCTTGCATTATTTAAACGCTTGACAATGATGCACCCCGGAACAGAACCAAGATTATGTGCAATGTTTTGTGTAGAACCATTCCCCGTATAAGTCACAATATCAAAGAACTTTGGTTGC